TGATTCACCGTCACTCCAGCCAATAGCGAAAACCAGATCGGCCTGATCGGCATTTTCAGCCAGATTACTCAACATCAAATGACTGGCATTTGATGGATCAGCATTGAGGGTCAATGAAGCCTGAGCGGGCGTCCGAAGCCCTTTCTTATAGGTTCGGGTACTCTTTTCACTCAGACAGGTGTCTTCAATCTGATCGGCTGGCGAAGAGCCTGGGTTAAATGCGGTAATACACTCGATCTCCCCGACTGTCACATTATTGTAAACATATAACTGAGTACCCTGAGTTAATACAGACATACGTTCTCCAGGCAAAAAAAAACCGCCTTTCGGCGGTCGGTTGTGATTATCCCTAGCGTAGAACTATCCAGTCGACATCAAATGAATAGCGGAGACTCAGTGTTTCATCGTCTCGTGTCTGATCGCCCCATCGAGTGATATAGGCGTGAGGTTCAATCGCATCCCTTAGAGCCTTCGCAATGTTTGTAACAACAGCTGCGGAAGGTCCGAACACATCCATCTGAAATGAAAAGGTGTCGACATCAGGCAAATTCCCTAAATACTGCTCAGCGGATCCTCCGTAGTTTTGCCACCTTGCATAGGGATAGATGACCTTCTGAGGAATATTGGCAAACGGATAAAGACGAAGAGGCGAACCGAGTAACGCAATTACTGAATCATTTTTTGAACAGACTTCAAAAACTGGTGCCATCATGGTGCTACACCTCGTTTCCTTGCGCGACGAATGGCCCGGTCTATAGCCTTGTCATATTCAGTCGTAAAGGTATTAACAACTTCATTGACACTGCTGTTCATGGCAGGCCGCATGATAGGTCTCGCCGCCATCTTTTCAGTGCCAAACTCCAGCAATCGCCAGTGAGGCGTGGGCGCATTCTCACTGAGATCAGGATGGTCGACCAATACCGCGCCATGAAGGACACCGATTCGAAAAGCGATGTCACCGCTTTGACGAAATAACCGCCCGTTCCAGCGAAGCGCGATGTTATCTCTGATGCTCCTCCCTGTATGTTCGTCATCCACGCGTTCAGCGTTCGCTTTTGCTTTATTGACGATGATATTTCCGGCCTTGCGTAAAGCGGCTCTTCCGCCCTTTCTCCTTAAGTCATCGCTTATTTCATATAGTTTTCCAATCAGCTCATCGACACCAATCAGCGAAAAATCCACACGATCAGCCATCATTCACCCCTTCTGAACAAGGAAGCGTAAGGTAATCCAGACCCGACCAGGGATCAGGCAAGACAGCTTGGATGTTGTAGATTTTATCTCTGAATAAAATCCGCCACTCGTTCGTGATATCAGCACGATATCGAATCGTTATCCTTACCTGTATTTCAGACTGAAGCACAGCCGCCGCAATAAACTCACGTCCTGAAAGAGGCGCGACTTCAGCCCAGACTGATGCTCTTGTTTCCCAGGTAAAGGTGATATCACCGAATTGCGGATCCTGATGAGCTACGTGTTCCTGAAGGTCGACGTAATGTTTCAGCTTTCCGGCCTGCATGATTCACCCCTGAGCCTTTCCGCTCAGGTACATTTGAGCGGGTAAGTCTGCTTCAGATTCTGAAAGATAGGTTTGATAGATGATGGCAACGAGGGCTTCATTTGAATCGGCGAGACGGTTAATCGCTTTCGTTTGCGCTTTTAGTACGCTGATCAGTTCGCTTTCCAAATGCTCGTTCATAGGCAAGTCGGGCCATTTTCTTGATCCATGCACGCCGCGCGGCGCAACCAGCACAAGCCATAATGCCTCCTTAAATGATGGTCGGTTTGCGAAGTGAATAAATCAGACTGGAAACGGAAAACGGCAAATACCCCTGATGATAAACAGACTCTTCTTCCCCATTGCGCACACGGTCAAGAATGCCTATCAGGATTAGGGTTGCCATTTTCACACGGTCAAGCTCGTTGGTCCCTTCAATCACGTTGCCGTCATCATCAACCAGGATATCTCTTGAGCTTTGGATATAATCGAGGACAGCGGCACTAGCAGAATAAATTTTCTGCTGAAGATCATCATCACCCTCTTTAGTAACGACGCGAAGGTGATTTCTGGCTTCATCTAACGTGACAAAAGCAATCATTGTTTACCCCCTGCCGTCTCGCCCACGTTTAACCGCCAGACGCCAGCCAGACGAACCGGCTTCATTTGGACGATCGGACGTGTCAGCGTAACAGTGCCAGATAGACCCACCGAAGGTGACGCAATCCCCAGCCATATATTTACGGCCTGGCTGATAGACGTCGCGATAAATCATCACCGGCAATACAAAAGATTTCTCTTCGCTCTCGCCGTTAGATTTACTCAGGGTCACTGTGAACTGGCGTTCATCCTTCTGGTTTACCTGAATGTCATTAAGACCGTTTACAACACATTCCCAACCATTTATCCCGGCGGTTTTTTGGTAAGCGCGCCATAAGCCGCCGTTGTGTAAAGCGTAAGTCCCTCGCGGATAGCTTTTCGACATATCAATGTCAGGAATGACTTCGATCTGAAGCCCGTCTTTTCCGTCTTCGCCTTTCTTACCCGGTTCAGGTAACTCAATAGCCGCAACTTCCTTAATGACTGCGGCCTGAATCATCGCGCTGAAGTCAGGTATATCGACCGGTACGGGTTCAGGAAGCTCGATTTCTGCGACAGCTTTCGTCACCATTGCCTGAATATCAGGTAACGGTTCAGGCTCTTTCGGCTGAGGAATTTCAATCGATGCAATTGCTGTTTTCACGATCGCTTCGATGTCAGGTAAAGGTTCGGGCTGAGGAATGGTGATAGCTGACACGGCATCTTCAACCATTGACCGAACCTCATCACCTTGCACCATTACTGGCAACAGAACAGATTCAACGGCGTCTAACACCATTTTATCGATGTCAGGTAATGGCTCCGGCTTCGGCAGGTTAATTGCTGCGACTGCATCGCTTACCTCATCAGAAATGAGCTGTCCAATATCCGGTAACGGTTCCGGCTGCGGAATCTCGATCTCTGCGACTGCGGCTTTAACCATCGCCACGATATCAGGGAGAGGTTCTGGTTTCGGAACGTCAATTTGACTCACCGCTGTTTTCACCATCGCTTCAATATCGGGTAATGGTTGAGGCTGAGGCAATTCAATTTCCCGAACAACTGCCTGAATCATCGCCTCAATATCAGGAAGTGTTTCAGGCTTTGGAAACTCAATATCATTTACAGCGGCTCTGACCATCGCGTTAATATCAGGCAAAGATTCAGGTTCAGGGATTTCGATTGCAGATACTGACTGTTTGACAGCTGATAACACCATGCCTTCCAGATCGGGAAGCGGTTCAGGCTGAGGAATATCGATTTTCGCGATCGCCTCTTTAATTAAAGTCGGAATATCGGGAAGCGGCTCAGTTTCAGGAAGTTTGATCAGGCTGACAGCCTCTTTCACCATCGCGGCGATATCCGGGAGAGGTTCAGGTTCTGGTAATGAGATATCATCTACAGCGTCTTTCACCATACTTTTGATATCAGGCAACGGTTCAGGTTGAGGGATCGCTATGCCTGCAACGGCAGTGTTAATCATCCCTTCAATATCAGGTAACGGTTCTGGCGAAGGAAGGACCATGTGAGAAACAGCTTCGTCCACCAGCTGCTTCACGTCAGGGAGCGGTTGTGGCTTTGGAATTTCAATCGCTGATATTGCCTCATTCACCATCAACTGTATGTCAGGGAGCGGTTCTGGCTTGGGTAATTCAATATCAAGGACCGCTTTGTTCACAAGCGTCACTACATCAGGTACTTCAACTGGTTTCGGTTCAGGGAAAGAAATAGCCGAAATGGCTTTATCAATTAGAGCTGAAATTTCGTCGTGAGTTATCGCGTGATTCGGTGTTTCAGCCAGTACATCACGAACCATTCCCGCGATATCCGGTAGCGGTTCAGGCTCAGGAAGCTTTATTTTTTTCAGCTCTTCATTAATGAGCGTTTTAAAGTCCGGGGTCTCAGGTTTTGGCGTTTCAATTTGAGAGTAAACGCGTGAAATAATAGCAGATTCATCAGGTAATGATTTTTCAAACGCTTCGAACCGGTTCAGTAAAAGTTCAAGGTTTTCACCAAATTTCCGAATAGTCTCCATGAGATTAGAAATTGCATCAGATTGGTTTGAAATCGTCTCTTGCTGCTTTCTGATTTCTTTATCTTTTTCTTCAATCACCGGATCAATGAATTCATGCATTTCAGCAAGAGATTCAGCGGCTTTCTCTGCGATATTCTGCCTGATGATCTCAGCAAACGAGGCTTCGCGTTCAGATATCATGAGGTTTCCCAGTAATAACGGATTTTTTTGCGATAACAAAAAGGCAAAGTGACGCTGATCGTCTGCTGATGCTGACTGAGAAGCCTCGTTATCATTCGCGGGAGGAGTGTTGTCGTCTTCTGTTGAGGGCGTTTCGGGCGCTGAGGGCGATGACGTGCCAGCTGCAAACGGATTATCCTGAGCGTCACGTTTAGCCAGCGCTTCAAGAGAATAATTCTGTTGCTGGAGGTAAGGTGTATCTCCCCCTTCAACAGGTGGCATATTCTCTTTAATACGCGCTTCATTTGGAGCCAGGAAACCCGCGCCAATCCCATCACCATAAGATTTATACCGGGCGGCAGTATCCATGCGAAGAAGACGACTATGATCGAACTCGACACAGGTCTGTTCATCGAGGCTGAAGGTATCGGCGATCAGCGCCTCAATCGCTGTCATGTGGACCTGAAGGCACTGAGAGTAATAAGCCTGCTCCAACGCTTCAATGTTGTTGTATGACGGCGTTTGCCCCGTATCGATTTTGTATAAAGGAACCCTGAAGGTCGAGGCCACCAGCTGGTTCGACAGATTCAGTTGCTCAACCAGTTGCGAATCAGTTGCTGTCTGGGACACTGCGACAAAACTCGCGCCATCAGCGAGTAGCGCTGTCTTCCCCGCGTTTTCGCCGGTATAGCCTGCGTTCCAGTTGTCCTTAATTTCCTTTGCTTTATCCTGGTCAACTGAGCCAGGAACCACGATTATTCCGCCAGGTTTACCCCCATTTTTGAATGTATGCGCAGAATTCCTGAGCATCGCCTCACCACCAACAGCGGCTAGACCACTCGCATAAACCGGCGACAATCCGCAAAGCGGATGAAATAACGTATTAAATCTGTCATGAATCAGTTCACGGGCGGGCACAAATAACCCACCACTCAGACCGTTGAGTTCATCTGTCAGAACCGAATAAAAGATTTCACCATCATCGGCGATATAAGGAATAACCCGACGAGGGTCCAGAACGCGAAGCTGACGCACACGATCAGCATCATCACGTAATTTGAGAATGTACGCGTTTCCGTGTGCCAGTTTAGAGATCATCCAGAGTTCGAAGAACTGCATGGACGTTTGATAAAAGTTCGGCTTAATCAGTAACGGGCTGAGCGATGGATTATTCGCATTAACCCAAATTCCATTGGACTGACGATGCTTAACGCTGATCGGCATTTTTGCGATGTCAGCGGAAATGAGTGAGATACAGGAAAAGATAGCCGGATAAGCAAGGACACTATCTAAATGCACCTCGATATTCTGTTGCCATGCACCAGAAAAAGGTTCTAAAACGCGACTCCATGCCCCTGAGTTAATCGAATGTAACGCCTTTTCTTCTTTCGATTTTCGGCGAAGAAAATTAAACATCGCTGGAACCTCTTTCGACTAACGTTTTTTTGGAGAGCGCACCTTGTCCTTTACCGTCTTTTCAACCGTTGGAACGATTTCGACAAAACCCGCCAGCTGAAGAATCAGGGCATGATCCCCACGTATAAATTTCTTCTGCCCAGCGAATGCATCATGAGTCGACTTAAGATATCGGACTTGGATCATAGTGATAGGCGGGGCGAACCCCGCCATTCTCCTTAGCTGCCAGCGGTTACGCTGTAATCTACGCCAGTGATGACAGACACCGCCGCGTCGCGGCGACGCTGCCAGTTGATCCAGCGCTCAGCGCGAACAGCAACGCTGTTTGTCTGGAACATGGACACCAGCTCAATCGGGGTCGGAGTGATTGAATCGTGAGTTGGTGCGCTCTGCATTTCGAGCGATGCCTCAGTTGAGATATCGATCGCAACGCCGCCATCGTCCGCCAGGTAGATGTTTGGCGCGTCCACCAGGATCAGCGAATCACCGATGTACTGAGAGACAATGACCGGCAGACCGTTGAACGTGCCGCCGAACATGGTCATGTCAGGGTATTCACGCTGACCCAGCGCATTTTTACGCTGCGAAAGAGT